GTCATATGCTCCTCCATCAGCCCACCCAACTCCATATCCAGTAACATCAGTTATTTGCCATATCCCACCATTTAATGTTGCCGTAAGGTAATTAAATTTTGCAGTTCCAGAAACCCCATACCCACAATATGAAGTATTATTAAATATAGCGTTTCCAGCTAATCCATTATTATTTGATATTAAAGGAGAAGAAACTGGATCTGTATAAGAATTACCATTAAATGTGGCTAAATTACAAGCCAATCCATATCCATAATTTGGATTAATATTAGTTGCTAAATAAGTATTGTTATTAAATACTGCTGTATTAACTCCTATAACCCATGATTGTCCTCCATCTCCGGGTGTTGTAACATAGCTACTATCTCCAAAAATTGGAGTCTGGACAATAATATTGTCCGTAGCAACAGGCAATACGCCAGCAGGAACCGTAGCTCCTACATTTGTCCACCAGTTAGCGGTGTTCCCGTAATCACCATCCCCGCTTACTGTAGCGTTAAAATAAAGCGTTGCCATAAGTTGTCCTAGCTACGGACAACCGAAGTCAGATTGCCGCTACCATCGTAAGTAAGGGTCAATGTCAAAACGACACTACCATTGGCATCAAAATACTGAACCGTACCGGGATTGGTTCCCGAATAATTAGAAAGGGTAATGCTTGTCCAAGCTGGATTGGTTCCAGAGATAGCATTAAAAATCTGCCAATTTTGTTCACTACTTGTGGTATCAACAAATGGGGCGAATGCAAGAGGAGTATAAGACATGACAGATTATAGTTAGATGTAGCGGGGGCTTTTACACCCCCGCTATATCAATCAGTTTTTACTGAAGAAGACCGACAACATACACATCACCCGTCAGCGCACCAATGCGTCCAGCGGTATCAGCCGTGGAAGCCTCGGTCGTGAGGGAAGGATTGTAGTACGAGAAGGTCGTGCTAGTCGTGGAAATAACAGTAACAAAACCGTTATAAGCTGCATTGCCAACCGTAAGAACCTTGACTTGAACACCAGGAACCAGCCAAGAAGGAACACTAGACACCGTGAGGGTGCTGATGTTGTTGGCAGTAACACGATTTGTAGTAGCCAGCGCAGGAATAGCGGCGGTGGTAACATTGACTCGCAGATACTGTGTAGCGGCGGCTCCATTACTAGGAATTGTCGTGGAAACAGGAACTTGTCCAAGGACATAACCGTTTCCGCTTGCGGCTTGTGCAGTAAGAAGCTGTTGCGACAAGTTTCCAATAGCATTTGGGCTAGTAGCAACAGGTGCGGCAATCAGCGTTCCCGTAGCAATGTTTTCGTTGGTGGTTCCATTGTCAATGGCAACAACGGCTTGAGTGCCATTGGTTCCAAGGGCATTGGTGTAAACAATGAACGAAGCGGTGGGAATAAAAGTATTCTCATCGTAGTTAATGTTTCCAAGGTCATAAGTCCCGGTCTTTGTGAAATCGACCGAAAGAGGGCCGAAACGAACAAAGGTGAGATTATTAGGAGTGGGTTTAGGGACGGACATATTTTTTAGTTTGTTAAGTTTTAGTAGTAGCTAGGAGTGTTGTAAATGACATTGTTCAGAGTATAGCTGACATAGACATTGTCCGATCCCACATCCGATACAACAATCGGGTTTGCGAGAGGGCCATTTCCAGACAGACTAGCAGAACCAACAAGAGAAACTCCATTGACCGTGCAAGATCCCGTTCCATTAGCCGTAACCGACCATGAAAGCGCACTTGTAGGAATGGTGAAACTATTGCCAGTTGTGACTGAAACAAAGTACGGAGTCAACGGTTGCCCGTACCCTGCGTAAAGCAGGGCCGGGGCGTTGAGGACACTCGACGGAGCGTAATTAGCGTTATTGAGTGACATAGGATGTTACCGTATTTGATTAGATGGGCTGGCTAACCGTGCTGGAGCAAGCGTAGCAATCCGGGGTGTATTGCGGGGCGTAGCTCGGAGACAGGGTGCAAGGAGCAGGGATGATGAGCCTGCTGGTGTTCAACCTGTGAAGGATTGAGTGCATCAGCGTAGGATCTTGGAACTGCATACCCATACGGAACTGGTTCCAGAAGAAACCTTGGTCACGCTTGATGTTGCACTCCCAATCCGGGTTCTTCCACTCCCAATCACCAGCGTAGTTCTGGGTCATGCCTTGGGCTTCACCGATTCCGCTCTGGGACGGGCTGATCCACTTGATCATTGCCTTGTTGACCCAAGGGTTGGTGATTCCGAAGTCCGCATTGTTGTAAGCGGGGTTTTGGACATATTTGCAACCAAGCTCGGTCGTGACAGGGATGTACGGAAGAACACGCACCAGACGGGGCCAAGTGGTCGGATCATTCACATTGAAGGTAGGAAGGGATGCATTGTACACCCAATCCACCGCAAGGCGAACACCGTTGATGTCGTTGCAGAAAGCGTAGTTTCCGATCACGCGATCAATACCCAAGGAGTACTGAAGTTGCTTGTCATCGAAATCGCTAACGCTCTCCCACCATCCACCGCTTTGCTTGGCATACTGCCAAAGCTGACGAAGGACACGGGCATCTGGAACGATCACCTCAAGAAGAGGGCGACCAGCGGCTTCAGAAACATCCAGACGATAAGCATCGTCCTCACGCTGAAGGTTGATGAGGATGTCATCAAGCGTATCAAGCGAGAGAAGGCCAATGTTACCAAGCTGGCTGGCAGGGAGTTTCACATAAACATAGCCCATGTTGAAGGAACCCTCGTTTGTTCCCTCGAAAGGCTGAACGATGAACATCTGATCATCTTCAGCAACGCAAGAGACAAGGCTCTGACCGTTGGAGATAGGAACCCACTTGTGACCAGCACCACCGATCCAGTTGGAACGGGCGAACTCCTCATGGACATTCTTGGTGATGTTGACATTGGTAGCCATGATGTGATCCATCTCCTCTTGAGGGAAGAGACGATACATGAAATCAGTAAGCTGATACCAATCGGTACGCATTGCCTTGGTGAAGAGGCTGAAGCTATACGATTCGGTTCCGGGGTGAGCAATCGTCTCAAACTGAACATCGTCAGCATTCTGGATGCAACGACCACTTTGAACTTGCTCCCAAGGTTGATCGGGATTGTACCATCCACGACCGAAGCGGAATGCTTTCTGTGTCGGGAGAGTATTCAGAGGCCAAGTCTCTGTCTCAAGACGACCATAATAGATCGAATTGATTGCCATCTTTTTGATAAAAAACGGGTTGTAGTACGTCCTAGCCTCACGGAAGAGGGTATCGACATCTTGGCAACTCGAAAAAGTTACACCATTTTGTGCCATATAATTAAATTGTTGTTGGTTTGGTTATGTGCCTCAAAGAAGTCGCCTTCTCCAAAACACGGTTTTGGTTTGAAGCGACTGGCAACCTCGCAGGATCTTTGTTTTCCAATTGCTGATGTCAACCTCACACCCCGCTTATTTTTTTACATCGGTCGCTATCCGATACGGTGCTTTGGCTGAAATCAGTAATTGTTAAAACAATGACCAATCCAGATGTTGTGACGATTATAAGAAAACTCAAAAGTCGTCAACTATATTTTTTTATGTACTCAATTGCTTTAGAAAGAAGCTCAACGGAATCTTTAAGTTTTCCTATTCCTGTATTGCATTCTACACACAATAGACCCCTTACCTTTCCTGTCCTGTGGCAATGATCAACTGATAATGCATATCCAGATGGACAACTTTTATTGCAGATCTGGCATACACCATTTTGTGAAATCAGCATTTGGTTGTACTCATCAAGAGTAATTCCATATCTGTATTTCAAAAATTGATTTCTATATTTTGTGGGATTTTTTTTGTAAGACTCTCGACTTCTTTTCAGTATTTTTTCTCTGTTTTTAAGCCTCGTTTTGTCCAAATGAGCTTTAATTTTGTCTGTATTTTCGGATGCCCATTTTCTTTTTGCATCTTTCATTTTGGCAAATGTGGATGGTTTCATCCAGCATTCACCATTCTTGCTATTTTTATCGTAACGATAAAATATTTTGCCATCATCTCTAATGGCTCCTCTTTTAAGATCTCCCATTACTTATTGCGAAACTTGGCAAAAAGGGCGGCAGGAGTACGTTCTTCAACGTCTTGTGCTTTGCCAGCAGAAGATGATCCGATTGTGCCTTCACTTGTGGAAGACCCTCTCATCTTCTTAATTGTTTCTTGCAATTCAGCAATTTGTTTTTCTTGTGCAAAAGAATAAGCCTTTAGTTTTTTATATTTCGAGCCTTGGGTAAGAACCTTCGTTATTTGTTCTGGAGCATAATTGCTATTTTCACGCAATGCGGCTTCAGCAATCATCTCATCTTCCGTTGTGTCATCATCAATGCTTTGTGATGCAATGATCTTGGCGATCTCTTCCGGGTATTTTACGGAATCTTCAAGCGACTGTTTGGCTTGAATAAAAGCATCTTGCCAACGCTTTTGAATTTGATTCTTGCTCATGGATGCACGACGAGCCTTTTCCTCATCAGCCTGTGCTTTGGTTACTTCCCAATTTTGGAGAGCATTGATACGAGCCTCGACTTTGCCAAGTACATCGTAAGCCGTGCTATTGAATTTAGCCTGTTCCATAGGAGACAGATTCTCGTAGATGGAATTAAGAGTCTGTTTGGAAATCTCACGCTGTCTGACTCGTTCATTTGGATCTTGAGTGCGGAGTGATGTTTCGTATGCGGCAACTGCTTTCTCAAATTCGGTGATGCTGGTCTGATCATCACCAATGATCATTTTGACTTGGTTGTAACCGTTTAGAATTGGCGCATCATAGCTTTCCTTAAAGACAGGATCAGCAGGGAGATTAAGGAATGCGTTTGCCTTGCGAAGTTGCTCAAGATCGTTTGTGAGGGATTCTTCACGCTCCTGCTTTTCCTTGACTGCCAATTCCAATTCTTTCTGGAGCTTCTCCATTTGCTTCTTGGTTTCGGAGTCATCAATCTTTGCCCGAAGCTCCTCGATTTCAGCTTTCGATTTCTCATATTCTGCAACCTTTGATTTGAGTTCAGCGGCTTCTTTAGCAAGCTGTTCATTGGTTTGTTTAAGGGATTTGATGTATCCCGGCTTTTTCTCATCATCAACAAGCGAAGATTTGACTTCTGGTTCAGGACGGTTTTCTTCCGCTTCAAGTCTAGCTTGCTTTTCTTCATCAACTTTTTCTTGGAATGCAGACGAATCTTGATTGAGCTTCTCTGCCATCTTTTTGAAAAGATCAGATGGATTACCCTTGGGGGCTTCACTCATCTTTCCCTTAAAAAAGTTATCCGCTTGCTTTACAGCGGCATCCCTCGCGGCTTTATCAGCGGCAGATGCGGCGGTAAGATTAGGATTCAATGCGGGTTCAGCTACAGCTTCAGACATATTTTTTGTGGTTGTTTGTGGTTGTTATTTGCGACTAGAAAGTTCTTCTTGAGTCAAGGAGTCATCAAGATCGGGATCAAGATCCAAGTCGTGTGTGCTTACCCTTGAGACAACGGATTTAGGTCTCTCAATCTTCTCAAATTTATTGTCTTCTGCTTCCGTTGCCCACTCTTGGAGTGTCTTGAATACAGCTACTACGGTTGCGTGGTCTTTGTTGACCAACTCCTCATAGATTGCCGTCTTTAGATCCGAATACCTTTTATCGTTTACGATAGATGCCGATAGGTTTGTTGCGTTAATGTCAGCCATTTTCTTGCCCGATGCCGGGATTTTGCGTGGTTACTTGTTCTTGTTGTGCAATAGCGGCTTGCTGTGCCGCCATGTCTTGAGCGTTCATCTGCTGTTGCTGATCAAGCTCCTGTTCATGTTGATCCTGCATGGCTTGCATATTGTGTGAAGCCTTTGCCCTGTGAATCTGAATATCGTTTGCGGCTTTTGCCCTCTTGGTTGCAAGGTCAGTTGATGCTTTCTCCATTGCATTGACATTATGAAGTTGGGCTTTCTGTGCCATTGCCGCCAGCTTGATGTTTTCCTTCTTCTGTAATGTGTCGGTAATGATTGCTTCCTTGGCAACAAGTGCTTGCAACTTGATCGTGTGAGGATCTTTATCTCCACCTTGACCCTGCTGTTGCTGATTGGCTTTCTCAATCTGTGCAAGCTGGCTACCAAGCTCATCAACTCCACGCTGAAGCTGTTGCATCTGCTGACCAAACTGTTGAGCAATTTGCTTCTTGGTAGGATCTTTCTGGATGAATCCAAGGTGAGCAACAAGATGTGGCCCCTTGAAGCGCATGAGGCAAGCGTAGATGTCCTTGATAAGCTCCACAGCTTCCTCGGATACTCCTTGTGCGGCTTGCCCACGGGTTGGTGCTTGAGGATTAACGCCGGCACTTTGAAGGGCCGCTTGAGCCTCCTGCATTGATACGGCGGCATCTTGGATGTGACCCTTAAAGTGTTCCACATGGTTCTGATCTGGATACACCCTAAAGTTTGCGGCGTTTCCTTTTGGATCAGTCATACCAATGTTTTCCATTGAGATGATTCCTTGTTCGTCTGGAATATCAACCTTGGTGTGTTGGAAATAACGGGTGACATTTTGGCGACCATTGAGTGCGGCAATCGCATCTTCAATGGCGTTGGCTTGACCATCATTCATTGGTGTCATGCCCGTGAGAGAAACAGTCTGCTGTGCCGCCATCAGCTTGTAGGACGGGCTACCAGAACCAGCAAGCATATTGGACTCAAGATTCTCAATGTTTTCCCACTTCCATGCTTCTTTTGGAACTCCATTTTCATCCATGAACTCCACAAAACGCTGTTTGAGTTTATAACCATATCCACCTTTTGTGGTACGGCTCATGCGTTTGTACAGGAGTTTAAGCCAACGGGTTTGATTATCATTGAAGCGGCGAATCTGTGTGCCTTGAAGTTTGGCACTTTCAGCCGCATCAAGTTGTGCTTCTCCTTTTGTCCTTTGCTTTCCACCCTTATTTGCCATTCCAATGTTGTAAGCACCAATTCCACGATAGAGATCGGATTGGTAGAATTGAATGCCAGAAAGAACCTCATTGAATGGTATGTTTACATTAACTTGAACAGGATCAACATCTTGTGGCAAGATAAGCATTGGCGACCATTCCATTTGCTTCAGCTTTTTGGTTGCTTCAGCAGAACCACCCTTGAACATTAACCGGGTATTCCAATCAACAGCATCCATGAAACGGTTCATATGGATGTCGTATGCTCGGCATTGGATAAAAATAGCTTCAGCAAGACCTTGAATCTCATGCCAGATTCCAGATCCAGTTGAATCAGTCATGGGAGCAATAATGTCTTCCCAACCATCTTCATCCTTTTCTACCCAATCTTTCTTATAATAAAGGAATCCAGTTTGGTCACGATACTCTTCTTCCGTAAGATCCTTGCGTCCATTTTCTTTGTAACCAAGGACAAGCCCACCGTAATTCTGGAGGAGCATCATCTTGGAAATGCTTCCGTTGAACTCCATGATGTAAAGCTCATACAATTCAATGCGGAGCGTATATAATCGGGAAAGGTTCATGTTGCCGCTTGCCACATCCCTCAACCATTCGGTGTTGGTATATGTGTTGCGGTAGTTTGTGGTGAACATTCGGAGTGCATCCACACAAGCCCAAAAGTTCCAACCCATATCGGTTGCGTGTTGCTGTGCTTTTTCTGGATCTTCTTCTCCACCCGTAATCTTCAACCAGAACTCAAGTGGCGTATAGCTACGCTTGATACACATTTCGCCAAGGTTGGTAAGATCGGCAAATGTCTTGTCTGGAATAAGAACATTGGAGTTATGGAAACTTTTTGTGGGCCACCCGTCCCGGTCTTCAGCAATCTCAAAACCTTTTCCATACAGGCTCATTTCCTCAACATCCAATTCAACATTGTAGTTGTAGGATGACCAAGATCGGAGCATTCGATCAAATCCAACGCCAATCAAATCACTCCAAATTTTCTTTTCGGTAGGATTTCCAATCTTGGTTGTAATGGTAGCGGCGGTATTGCGCTCCATCACCATGTCAACAAAGCTGGACTTTTGATTGTCCACAATGAACTTCATTTGACGGAACGGGACATTGCTTTGTCCCTGCATCTGCCTTGCCGCTACTTGGCTATAATCGGTAGGGGGGAAACCTTTGTAACATTTGTAGATGCGTCCCCACTTGCGCTCACGACCGGCATTATCAAGACGCAAGTTCCAACAAATTGTAAACGCATCATTGGCAGTTTGGACTCGGCTAGTAGGAGCAACGCCATTTGAGTTGATGGTATTGAAACCCCAACTTGAAACTCCCTCCCGATTAACGATGCGTTTTGTTTTTGCCATTTTAGAGTTTCATTCTATTCAAATGCTCTCGATTTGTAAAAGTTTTTATTCTATGGCAATTTGCACATCGAACAACACACTTTGCAATCTCGGTTAATGCCAAGTCCCAATTGTTGTATTGGGATACGCATCTGGTTTTTTTACCATTAACATGATCAAACTCAAGTGCATAAGCATTTTCTTTATACCCACAATCTATGCAACCCAATGCCAACTTGTATTCATCAGATTTTTTTCGGAACTCTTCTCGTTTTTCTTTAGTGTATTTTTTGTAATACTTTTGCCCATTTTTTTCGTAATTTTTACGACCATTTTTACGGCATTGTTCAATATTTTTGTGATAGTATTCTCTAGCTTTTTTGTTTTCTTTGTCTTTGTTTGCCCTTCTTTTTTCATTCCTGTTTTTGTTATACAGGGCAATTTGTTCAGGAGTTTTTTTTCTCATCCCAAAACTTGATTTAATGCCTGTCTTCTTTTTTGACACGCCGTGCAACCTTTTGCAGTTTGTTCAAGATTGCTATTCACTCCCAAACTTTGGGCAACCCTATCTCCCAAACTTGCAAAACTGTGTATCACATTCGCAACTTTGTCTCCTGCTTCTTGCCAGCAGTATTGGCTAGGAATCCTACCGCAAATTTGTTGTTCGATCAAGTAATCTAAATTATCTGGCACAGCAACATTGTTAATTGTCATGTCGCTTGCAACTTTTTGGGAGAACAATCTTCCATAAGTCATCTCCATTCCATTTACACGATAGCGGTTGCCTTTATCGTCGGAGTATTCGTACCAGAGTCCTTGTGGGATTGGGCCGTTACGGTCTTTTAATCGCATAGTTGATGCAAATACTTGTCTTTGTTTCTAAAAGTTGTCAATACTTTTGGACATGGAATATAACGGATTTTCTTTAGAGCAACCAAAAGATACAAATTACGGAATACCAAATTTGATTCATGTTCCACAAATGTTTCGTGAGCTAACGGCATATCGTTTGACTCGTGGAGAGTTTGGAAGACGTGAAAGAATCAAAAATGGTATTAAATTAGAACAATCTGGTTTGTTAAATCCTGCACAGCACATGATCAATGCCTTCCAATTGATCTACGGCAATGATGTTTTGCTCCATTCTCAAGGAATACCCAACAATTATGCCATAGACATTATTGATTTGTTTTGTAATGAGAACGATTGGGGCATTGCAGGGTGTGCAAGTAGTGGAAAAACCTTTTCAGTTGCCGCTTGCATTGTGATTGATTGGCTTTGCGCCCCCGATTGTACATCCACATATGTTGCTTCTACCTCTTTGGACGCATCAGAAGACCGTCTTTGGGGTAAAGTATGTACGCTTTACCGTACAGCAATGAGGAATATTCAAGCCCAATATGGTGCAAATCAGAGTATTGGAAACCTTGTAGAGTACCGTAGAATGATTGTTTTTGAGACAATTGACACCAAAGATACGGAACGAGACTATACAAATGCTATTAAAGCATTGGCTTTTCCCAAGGGTGGTGAAGGAAAACGGTCTGTAGAAAATACACGGGGTAGAAAGAATGCCAGAATGCGGTTGTTTTTGGACGAATTGGCTGAAATGGATCTCTACGCATTGGATACCCGTGTCAACCTTGGTGCTAACCCCGATTTTATCTTTGGCGGCATGGCAAACCCAGCGGCTACCGCAAACAATCCCCATACGGAGCTATGTCAGCCCGATGATCCTATGGAATGGGATGCCGTAACCCGTTACACAAAGAAATGGAAGACTCGTACAGGAGTAGCATTGCATCTTTCTGGAGAAGATAGTCCAAACTTCAAGGTTCCAGATGCTGAAATACCCCCATTTGATCGTTTCCTTACCGTCCAAGGAGAGGCCGCTACTTTAAAACGATGCTATGGCAATAAGAATGCCCTAGAATACTGGCGAAATGTCTATGGATGGTGGCCCGATTCTTCCGTAGAACTCACAATCTTCTCAAAACAGTTCATTCAAGCGTGTGATATTAATTGGGAACCCGTATGGAGTAACAGAACACGGGTAGTTTGCGGCTTTGACCCTGCATTTACGGCAGGAGGAAACAGATGTGCGGCTACATTTTGCCGATTTGGGCCAAATGATACCGGGAGAAACCTTGGATTCTACCTTGGAACCCGTGAATATACCTCATCTGTGGGTGATGTTTTTGAGGAAAGCATTGCAATGCAGTTGGTTAAAGATTGTTTGGAATATGGAGTCCATCCAAGGGACTTTGGATTGGATATTTCGGGTGATGGCGGCAAGATGATGAGGGCAATTATCATCGAATGGAGTAAGTTCCATCCAGAAGCCATGTTTGTATTCCCCATTTCCTCAATGGGAATGCCTACGGAAAGGAAAATCAGCAATCTGGATAAGCGAACTTGTAAAGAAGCGTATGATCGGTTGGTTACGGAGTACTGGTTTGCCGTCCATACGGCCCTGTCTACACGCTCTTTGGTTGGTATTGATGTAGAGAAGCACTCTCAAGTAGTAAACGAGTTGTGTAGCCGTCTGTACTACCACAAGGGAAGGAAGGTTGCCGTGGAAAAGAAGCTGGATATGAAGCATAGGTTGAAGAAATCTCCCGATTTGGCTGACTCTTTGACCTATGCCGTCCAGATGCTTCGCCGGGCAGGACTAGAGTTTTCGTTTGAGGAGGAGTCAGAATCTTTGGACATCCAAGAAATCAGCGATTGGGAGAACCGATTGATCCATTCCAAAAACAACACCCAAGAAAAACTTGAGGATGATGAATGGGGATATGGTGGCAAGGGTTGTGATGAGGACGGCTTCTAGGAAACACGGGGCGTGAGATAGCTTGCATTGGCAGAGGCCCGCCCCGTCTCCTAAAATGGCACAGCCTGTTGGAATCGAACCAACCCAGTCGGATTTGGAGTCCAACTCGCCCATCCTTGGAACATGAGACTGCGATAAAAATTTATTGTTGACGCATGGATTCGTCAATGCCAAAGTCACTTCATTCTGAATGGTGACGCATTCTGACAAGACTTTCCTCACAACAAAAGAAAGCCCCGCTGTAGTGCGTCACCACTCGGCGGGGCTTGTCCGTTATAGCAAGTGAGGATGGATGTGAATGCGTACCACATGATCCAATAACTCGGCTCTGGAGAACCAAAACTCCTTACCCGACGAGAATGAAAAGAAGCGAACAGCATCCAGCATAGCGGGGTGTTGTGGTTTCTTTTCCTTACTCTTTCCTTTCCCGCTATGGAGTGGGGGGTAATGGGGGGTGTTTCCTTTCTCCTTCGGTTTTCTTTAGCGTTAAGATTGACCAGTTAATAAAACACAGGCATAATTTTAACACTTATGGCGAAATTCACACCGCAAGATTACAAGAATGGATCATCTATCCCATCTGTACTTGTGGGTGACTCATCTGTTGCCTCCCTTATCAAAGGCTCTTCTTCTGGTATTGCACCTAACCATACCGCAGGAGAACTCTACAAAAGGAAACCACAATTCGTGATGTGTCCTCCAAAGTATCTTTCCACTCGCATTCCGAACAATGTGTTCATGAAAAATGAGAAGGTGGATACGGAAAGGGCAATGCGCCAGTATACCCGGATCAAAAGAAAAATCACCGCACTTGATGTTCAAGTGTTGGAAATCCCCCCGCAGAAAGATTGTCAAGATCAACACTACACCGCCAACATTGGCATAGCCTTAAACCCATTCATTGTTCTCGCCAAGTTTTCCGCTGATGGCAGGACACAGGAAGAAGCTCCAGCAAAAAAGTTTTTTGAAGGACGAGGCTATACGGTGATCCAGCCCCCACACCCATTTGAGGGAGAAGCCGACCTCAAGAAATGGCAAGATGGGGTGTATTTCGGCGGTCATGGAAAGTTCAGCGATTGGAAAGCGCATGAATGGATCATGAAAAAAACGGGTGTTGAGATTATCCCAATCCGTGAAACATCCGATTCCCTTTACCATCTTGATTGCTCACTCTTCGTGATTGATAAGGAAAACTTTATGGTGTGCAAGGGAGGCATGGATCGAGAGTCATTCAAGCGTCTTGAAAAGGTTGCCAACATCATTGTGGTTCCAGAGGATGTCATGGCTACAGGAGCAACCAACTTGGTCAAAATCCCAGGCAATAAGAAGATCATGTTGTCTGGTATGTTCCAGCCAGAGTTCCCCAACTATAGAAAAGGAATGGAGTGGATGTTGACAACTATGGATAAGTTTGGCTATTCCATCATTTTCTGTGACATTGATGAAGCCGACAAATCCGGGGCCGACATATCCTGTATGGTCATGCATTTGGATTTTTAGATCCATGAACAATTTCCTCAAATGGTTAATTGGGGGAATTGCTTATCTTAACGGGAACTGTCCCGAATGTTGGAAAGAAATGAATACTTGTCATGGTGATCCTTGCCACGTATGCCGTGTCGGTGGAATTTTCCCGCCCAAAGACATCTGGCGTAGATTTATACAATCAAAATAAAAACCCATGACACCAGAACAAGATGCCCATGAAATTTGGAACAAAGCATCAGAAGCTGGTTTAGAAAAATACTTTGCTGGAAGCAGGGAACACAGAACCCAATTTTGGACTGCTGGTGCAGGATGGTATGCCAAGAACCTAAAGGACGAGCAATTAGATCTTGTCAGTTACCTTCACCATCTTACCAACAGGATTGAATCCATCCAGTTCCTTGCCCAAATGATGGAGGAAGACAATGTGTCGTTGAGAGATGCGGCAACAATCCTAAAGGAACTTGTTTCCGATAGATCACCAAAAGACATTCCCCATCAATCCAATGACTAAAAAACCCATTGTCGGGGCAATTGTTGCATCCGATCTCCATTGCGGATCTACCGTTGGTCTATGGCCCGACGGCTTTGAAACCAAAAGCGGCAACAAGGTTGGTCTTGGAAACAACCTTCACCAACAATGGTTATGGCAATGTTGGCAGGACTCCACGGAAAAGGCACTCAAGCACTTTGGTAAAGACCCGTTTGCCTTGTTCCTTAACGGCGATCTTCTTGAGGGACGGCATCATGGTACTGATCAAATCGTTGCCGCTGATTGTCTCGATCATTCCAATGCGGCAATCCAATGTCTCCAACCTCTGGTTAAATCCGCATCTGTCATTTACCTTACCGCTGGTACGGAATGCCATGTCAAAGATTGGGAACAGTATATTGCCAAACAAATTCATGGAAAGTGGTGTGGTGACAAAGCACTCATCGAAATCCACGGAACTCTCATTGACATGGCCCACCATATGCCAACGAGTTCTAGGGCATACCTAGAAGCAGGAGCAATGTCTATAACAATGGGCAACGCCCGTCAGAATTACTCCCGTGTCGGGCATAGGGTTCCAAAAGTTTATTTACGAGGCCATCGCCACACGGGGGGAATCTTTAACGATGGATCTGGAATCTTCATGGTCACACCAGCATGGCAACTACTGACCCGCTATGCCCACAAAGTTGTGGGGGATTCCATATGCCGTCCCGGTATTGGCATCCTAGATTGGCGTGGATGTGACCAAGGAGAATTACCAGCAACCAAACTAATCCAACATGAACCGAAAGAAACTAGACCCATCAGAAGCTGAACTACGCCAGAGTGCCATTGAATCAATCAAGGCAATCTTGACAATCCCAACGGAAGAAGAAATTGGAATAGGTGATTGGGTATCGGTAAACCAATTGGTCAAAGAATTTAAATTAAGCCGGGACATTATTGCCAAAAGATTGGATCGTAGGGTTGCGGCTGGCGAGATGGAAATGAAGAAAGAATCCTGTTTGTCCAAGGGAAAAGTATGCGTCATGAACTTCTATCGCATGGCAAATGAAATTACCCGCCCGTATTAAGATAGAAGATAGAAAATTGGGGAGGGAGCGCAATGACGGGCAAGCTACCTTTGCCGACAAAAAGATAGAAATAGATCCACGCCTCTCAACCAAAAAAAGGTTGAATATCGTTCTCCATGAAGGGATACACATCCTTGACCCTAACTTTCCAGAATTGAAAGTAAGAGCCTACGCCAACCGGCTCTCCGATCTGCTCTGGCGAGACAGGTGGAGAAGGCTGGAGAAATGATTATGTGTATTGCACCAATTGCCCTTGATGATGAGCAAGGAGTTGGAGTATTGCCTTTCCTTCCGCAGTAACGATATGACCGCTACCTTGGCACTTCCAGCATGGTTCTCCACTTCCCTCATCGTACCAGTTACGACCCGTGCCTCCGCACTCATCGCAACTTTTCTCTAGGGCATTTGATGTATTGAATAGTGCATTCATACAAATCTCCAACTAGCAGATTTTTTATTTTCCCGCAATACCTTTTTTATTTTCTAAATGAACAGACAAGACGATGCATTTGAGGAAGCAAAACAACTTGCCAGGGAAGGCAAGGAATATTCACACTTGATCAATCGGATGTGGGTAATAAACTCCGACCAGTTTGACCACTTCTTAACCACGCTAGACCCAGAGATTGCCACCAAAACCATTTACGGAATGCTGGCACTCAAACGGAGACAATCCAAAACAATCCCCAAAGGCCGGGGAAGACCACGCAAATAAGTTCATACTCTAATTTTATTGGTTAAATTTTAGACTATACCGATTGGTGTAACGGTAGCACAGGGGACTTTGACTCCCCTAGTCATGGTTCAAATCCATGATCGGTAGCCAATCAAAGGCTTTAGAAAAGGACGCATTTTCAATAATCCGTCCTTCTGAAAAGGATAGATACCCTGCTACCATTCAAGAGTGGTGGAAATGGTTTACTCCCAAATTGTAGTAGGATGTCCAATCTACTTTTTTTGAAGGAAATAGTGGGTAGTTTTTCTTTCAGGAATGTAGCAGTTCATAGACATATTTGCGTTCACGGTAGCGCGAACACTACACTCGTCTTGTTTATCGTGCAGTCTGGAAGTGTAGCATGATTTGATTAGCGGATGCTGGGATAATCACCCATGAGGGGAATCCAACTACTAATTGTAAACATTTTAGTAGTTCTTTATAAATAAGAACCCCCCTGGTGCGCTTGCTCACAGGCAGAGGCGTGAGGGGTATAATTATAAAATTGGAGTCCCGCTGGGCGAACCATGTGGAATCGAGTTTCCCCGATACGGGACTGTTGAGGACGGCCCGCTATTGTGCGACCTATCGCCTATCCTTTGGCTATACGGCTATTCCCCGATCCGTAAAGGGCTGGAATCGTTCGCTTCCGATTCTGTAAGGACTCATCTCTGGCGGTAGTTTCCTACCCTATGGGAGCGACCCACCATCGGATATTTCCAATGCAACCAGCAATGATTCCGATTGAACTATTAGGAATTCCCTAAAAATTTGCAAGCCCCTTCTCAATACCAAAAGTAGCATTTTTCCACATCTTCACCTGTCCCGTATTAAAGTGCTTCACGCTCCCATCAGCACACATACACACCGTCCACACATCATTGTCAAATACCCCACTACTCTCCACATAAATAGCATACCCATCTCCAACAGGAGTCAGCACAGGCATTGGATTACGGAATTCGTGGATCATAAAATCTACTCCAATCCCCGAATCATATCCCTATCCCAATCAGATAGCCTAGGATCATTTATATGCTCCTTCAAAATCTTACTCAACCTCTTCCTCTCCATCTTCGCCCCACCATAGCCTCCCGGCTCTTTACTAGCCGTTTCACCAAGCTCCGTAGCAAGACTCCTCAACAACATGATGCTAGGCTTTGTAAACTCTTCTGGAGGGTATCTCAAACTCATTACACACTACTTTGCACATTCAGCAATCTATTGTCAATCTACTACACATCTACAAAGTTCTAAAATAAGGAGAAGTTTCCAGATACTGATTTTTTTTGGGTGGCCTATGTCGCACAAGCTAGCCCCGTATAATGGTGTATGTACCCCTCCCAACCACCCGTAAGGAATTCTTATGGGAGAGCCTACCATGAGAGGTTAGTTGCCTAGCTTAAACGGGAAACTAACTAGGGATTATCTCTGATTCTATAGTGTTGGAGGGGCTTCCTAACTGTTGCTGATTCGTTAGGTTTATACCCTTGGAAAGACCCACTATAAACTGGAAGTAATTAGTTGTCCCGGTGTCGTGCTTGTCAGAGAAGTTATCCCCTGCCATCTTGTTATCAATATTAATAGCTTCCAACTTGCTAACTACCTTCAACTTCCTAGTTGTCCCTTGCTCTCCTTGAGTCTCTACTAACTCCTGTATCAGGTCAGCATCGGGATTGCTAATGTCGCACCTAACTGCCCTAGCTAAAAAGTTACGCTTTTCGGCAAGAGTTAGTGCATTAGCTAGAAAGCTACTTTCCTTTAGAGTAGCAATATAGGAAGCTACTCTGTTATCTGCTTCTAACTTACAAGCGGCTGAACCAGCCTGTTCAGAGTTAGCGGCTTTATACCCTGCTAACAGATATGATCTAGCTTTGTTTTCACCCTTTGCTCTGTGAGTACAATAGGCTAGTTGTTTAGTTGTGAGGCTAGGAAGTGAAGTTGTTTTTTGCGTAGTCATTAGGGGTCTTTTTACCTAGCGAAATTATCTCTGTCAATCTCCGTTGCTGGAACCTCGCTTCGCTCGCACGTTCGCTTCGCTCACTAGGTGTGAATTGTTAAGGTGTGTGAAATGTTTTGATCTGTTAAGAATCAGCACTTCCTCCGTGTTGTTGTGTTGTCTCCTCTCTGGTGTTCCTCGCCCGGTGGCTCGGAGTTTAAAAAGACCCCTTTTGAGTGTCAAGTCTTTTCTCTGTAATGGTCATTTGAGCTAGTGTTTATGGGCTTACAGGGCTGGATGCTGATAGAATGGGCTTGTGCGGGTTGCTTTGATGCTTTTAGATTGTGCAAGGGCTTGTTATAGTGTTGTTGTTTTGTGTATTACAAATGGGCTTTTGCGCTTGTGTTCATGCCCTATAAAAATAGTTAAAAGTTTTTTGTAGACAAGTTGCATGGGTTGATATAGCTTTAATGAATCGACGGAGAACTGGTGACGATCTCACCCGATGGTTTTCCCGATAGTCAGGACTCGATTCTGGCTTTGTTCTTTGACATTCTGACCTTGCTGGTTGACTGGTTCATTCCCGAACTGGTTCCTGACCTTACCCTACCGACAAATGCTGGTGACGATCTCACCATGTGGCATTAGGTAGCAAGTGACAATGGAACCCCCTCTAGGGTGAGCATTGGTTGTAAATCCGTTGCAAGAGACGCTATAAACTCATAAAAGCTGTTTTGATAAATTGCCCTTTTCTAGTTCGCTAGGAGAGGGCAATAATCAGCACAGAAAGTGGTGAGCGTTCCCTACGCTTTAGGGTATCAAAATAAGGAGAAAATATGAGCAAAGAAAAAGTTGACGTATATCAAATTGTAACTGACAGAATCATCGACTTGTTAGAAGATGGTGTTGTTCCTTGGCACAAGCCATGGGCGGGAGGTAGTAATCAACTACCCATGAACCTTGTGAGTAAAAAGGCTTACAGGGGACTAAATGTATGGTTACTCTCATGCTCTGGTTATGCTTCCCCTTATTGGGTAAGTTACAAACAGGCAACAGAGTTAGGTGGACAAGTTAGGAAGGGTGAGAAATCAACCCTTGTGGTCTACTGGAAGATGTTTGAAACAATCGACAAAGACACAAAGGAGAAAAAGGTTATCCCGATGCTCCGTTACTATAATGTATTTAATGTTAGCCAATGTGACGGAATTAATGTCCCAGATACGGAGACGCAACCAACGATAGATTTCAATCCTATCGAAGAAGCGGAGAAAATCGTAGCTAATATGACGAAGGTTCCACGCATCACTCATATTGAGCAACAGGCTTATTATAACAGGTCAAGTGACCATGTTAATATGCCACAGAAAGAAACCTTCAAAGGTGAGGCTGAATACTACTCGACCCTGTTTCATGAGTTGACGCACTCAACTGGCCATGAATCCCGGTTAGGGAGGTTTCAGAATCAAGTTAGTAAATTCGGTGATAGCAACTACGCAAAAGAGGAATTGATTGCCGAGATGGGAGCTAGTTATCTGTGCGCGATGGCTGGCATTGTTGATCGCACAATCGACAATAGTGCCGCTTATATTGCCAACTGGTTGACCAAGCTACGCAACGACAAAAAGCTAGTAGTTAGTGCGGCGGGAAAAGCCCATGCCGCTTGTGATTATATCCTTGGAGTTAGTGCCTAGATACATAGCCCTCTCTGAAAGGGGAGGGCTAGAATCTGTGCAATGACGCATAGAAACAAACAGCAAACAAAGGAGTAAATATGAACCACAGTATCAAAAAATCAGATATACCTAAACTTTCCCAATGCCTCCCCGTTGAGGGAGTGTGGACAAGTTCACGGGCACACGATCAAATCGCGCAAGATATTGCCGACGAAATTCAGCAGTTTACCGATTTTTCGGTGACTGTAAAACTGTTCCGTGACAACGGCGAACACCTCCAAGGAGATGAACGCACGGGCACAATGGTCGTGATCAGAGATTAATCATGAATCTAATCATCAATGTTATTGGTATCCTATCAGTAGAGGCTTTAGTATCCTTTATCTTTTGGGCATTGTTAAGTTAGTCTCGACCCCCTGCTTCTGTAGCAATACAGGAGCAGTAGCCGAGGCAATTACGCCGAGGACAACACAACAACGAAAGGAAACCATGAAAACGCTACACATCACGCCAGAAATTTATTTCTGCAACAACACCACAGATGCTACGAAAACGCTTTTTGAACCGATCAACGGGCGCACCGCATCAGGAACATTCAAGAAACTAAAGAATCAAATCCGATTATTTGACCTATCAGGAAAGCTATTTGCTTCCCTTGTCAAAAATAAACACGGGGAAATTATGCTAGTATCCGCAATCCAAACGGAAAAGGGAGTTTTGTATTCTTTCGGACTAACCACGCCCGACGAAAGAACGCTAGGACTTTCGGGCCTTTCCTATTTTCAAACAACGGAAGTTGTCGAAAAGCTATGGGAAACCGCCGTTGCTTTGTAGTTAAAACAGAACAATCAATAAAACTTGTTTATCAAAAATCCTTTAATTTTAACGACAACGCAAAAACGGAAAAAGAATAAAAAGAATAAACTAAAGAATAAAAAATAATATGACCACGCAAACCACGCCAGAAACCATAACAAACCCGAACGGATGCAACGAAAACCATTGTTTCTGTGACCGACTCGACGAGTACGGAGACATTAATTGTGTCCTAGACAACCCACCCAAAGATATGTCCATTGAGGGCATTCTGAAGCGTTTAACGGATGCTTTAGACGAGCAAGCCAGACAGATTGAGGCAATCAAATCCACACTAGATCGCAAATGAAAACCGAAACCAGAGAATTAGTCACCACATTGGAACCGCTATTTTATAGTCTCCTCCGAGGGGCCGAACACCACAATCTAGACGAAGTGTGTATCAGTACAGCTAGGGCAAGAGAGATCCACACGGATCTTTTAATACTAAAAAAGAAACTGAAAGAAACCACGCCACAAACAACCCCAATGACCATAGATCGGCATTTAGATTCGATCTTCAACCTATGAATAACGATACCTTAAAAAAATATGATGAATTGCAGTACCAAATCTCCTTACTCAAACTTGAATTAGAAATACTTAATTCAAGATTGGATCGTTACGAACAACTCTTAAATAAACCACAATGATACTTGATTATACTTGCCGAGATTGCGAATGCGAACACGAATTTGAAATTCGTTACTATGCTTCCCAACCGCACCGGGGGATGCATGGCACATTTGAGGATGCCATACAGGGGCATGGAGCCTACACCGAGCCAGAAGAGTGTCCCAAATGCGGGAGAGATGTGGATACGGATGCCGTCGAGGAAAGATTCCTATGAGACTTCAGACACTTAAACAATACTCCTCCCCGAAAGGGGAGGGGTATAAACCCTGTATCTACTGGTTTGCTTTCCTTAAAAAAATGGAACGCAATCGTCGCTTTTTTCATTGCCCTCGATACCAGAAAACAATATACCCCCCTCTGAAAAAGAAGTTGACAGAAGCAACAAACTCTTAAAAGATCATCACTCAATTATGAATCCAGAAACAACCACACCAACCGAACCACTACAACTTAAAAGCAACAGTTACCTTGGCATCTACATTCCGACCGAGATCAAGTTGCGTCTTACTATCGCCGCAAAACAGGCAGATGTCTCTCTCTCAAAATATGCTGTTCGCCTGTTCAAGAGTCACCTAGAATCCCTCCCTCAATGAGTCCACGCTTTGTTGCCGCTTTTATACTCGCACTCACTCTAATCACCCTCGCAATTTGTACCCTATGAAAGATGGACTATACGCAAATATCGCTCGAAAGAGAGCCAGAATCAAAGCTGGTTCTGGTGAACACATGAGGAAGGTTGGTAGCAAGGGCGCACCAACAGCAAAGGCTTTTAGAGAAAGCAAGAAAACCGCTAAAAAGAAATAATACTATGGCATCAGAAAAATGGCAGACAAAAGCAGGACAGAACCCCAAGGGTGGACTCAATGCCGCTGGTAGGGCATCCTATAATAAGGCTCATGGAGGGCATCTAAAACCCCCTGCACCATCACCCAAGACCAAGGTAGATGCAGGACGAAAGGCTTCATTTTGCGCTAGGATGAAAGGACTCAAGAGCAAGCTGACAAGCGAGAAAACAAAGCGTGATCCCAACAGCAGGGTAAACAAAAGTTTAAGAGCTTGGAAATGTCACTAATGAGAACATATCTAAACGATCTTCTTGTATCAAAGTTGCTACAAGAGAAACCACAACAAACCAACACAATGACACTAGCCGAACTAAACAATATCGCACAGGAGATCGCCAATAAACTTGGTCACATCTCACAAGAACTTCTTCTTGAGGTTCATGCCCTCATCCACAAGGACGAGGCTCCGACACCAGTAGCACCGACTCCTCACGCTTCCGAGTAATGTTGGACGCTATCAAGGAACTGATTCGTAAAAAGCTGAATCATACGACCATCGAAACAAAAGAAATACCTCCTGCTAAAAAGCAGAAGATCCGTAAGGAAACAACCAAACCAGAAACCAAGGGCCGAAAACCCAAAACCAAAACCAAACGCAAATGAAGAAGATGATGACCAAGGGCAAAATGCCCAAGATGGAGAAGGCCAAACCCGCCGCAAAAGCAACCAAGATGAAGTCCGCTAGTTCAATGATGAACAAGGGCGCAAAGAAGAAATAAGGAGTTAAAAAGGATCGGGCGGGAGCCATGAACAACTCCCGCCCGAATATGCAGAGCAACCACGCACCACAATACATGAACACAAATACTAATACACTCGCTGTTAGTCAACCCTCTATGGGGGAAATGGAAAAGATGGCACTTGCCATCGCAAAATCGGGCCTTTTCGGGATGAAATCTCCCGAACAGGCACTCGCACTTGGACTCCTTGCAGTATCCGAGAACAAACCATTCGCCAGCATTTGCGCCGAATACGATGTTATCCAAGGCAGACCAGCACTCAAGTCACAGGCTTGCTTGGCTAGGTTCCAACAGGCAGGGGGAACCATCCAATGGATCACCCGCACCGATAAGGAATGCACCATCGAAGGCAAACACCCCGCTGGTGGTACTCTCAAAGTAACTTGGACTTGGGAAAGAGCGACCACCGCTGGACTTACGAACAAGTCAAATTGGAAGCAGTATCCGACTGCAATGCTATCTTCACGATGTGTTGCTGAATTGGTTAGGGCAATCTATCCCGCTTGCCTAAATGGAGTGTATCTTGCCGAAGAGGTACAGGATTTTGATACCAAGCCGCTTGGAAGTCCTCTTGCTCGTATTGAAAAGCCTGTAATCAAGGCTGAAGAGGCAACCCCTATCGTTGCCGAGTTGGTAGCGGAAACCGAGCCACAGGAGGCTCCAGAACTTCCACAGACCCCGGTTGATATGCTCATTAGCATGATGACTACGGACAACATAAGCGACGATCATGTTTTGCATTTCCTGTATGCGAAGAAGGCAATCAAAGATCGGAATATCTACATTTTCGACATTCCCGAAAAGATAATAAATCGTCTCATCGAAAAGTGGGATGATGTCAAAGCATTTAAGCCAGCAATCTAATGATTAAAAACATAACCCACAGAGAATTAGTCTTAATCCTTTTGCAGATTCATCAGGAGATTCCTTCAAAGTTTATTAAACATTGGATAAAAATCACGATAGTAAAACTTAATAGCTATGAAGAAAGATCCAACAAAGCAGAAAAGGAATTGGCTTTCTACAAACACTCTTTTGAGTTGATTCAGAAAGCAGAGAAAAAAAGCAAACAATACAGAAGGATTGAAGGAAATAACTTTATTCAAAGGTTTCTTCAATTTTGCAAAAAAACTGCTCAAAAAAATGACTGACGAACGCAAAGGAAAGCCGTCTTGTAGCGGAATCTCTCGACTTGCTCTCTGTGCAGGATCGTGGAACCTAGAGTCCACGCTACCTCCACAGGAGGAGAATAAGTATATGCAGTTGGGAACGGATATTCATGCCGTTTTAGCTGGTCAGAAAGACTTTGATTCCCTCACCGAAGAGGGTCAAGAAATCGCAACCAGATGTTTATCTCAATACGGTGAGTTAATTGCTCAATTGGACTTGGGAGAACGCACTAGGGAGATTGTTGAAGAGCGGTATTGGTACAATGATCTATTCTCTGGAGCAATTGACAGGATCGACTTCTTTGGCGAGGAGACAGCACTCATCACCGATTACAAGACAGGTCGAAACGCACAGAGCAATGCCGCTGAAAATTACCAACTCCGAGCATATGCGGTACTGGTCAAGAAGGCATTTCCTCAACTTAAAACCATCTATGTTTCAATTGTGCAACCAATGGCAGGGGGAAAGACCATTGCGGAATACAATAAGGATGAGTTAGCACAGGCTGAAAAGGAGATTGTTGGCATCGTTAATGCTTCATCATTTCCTAATGCTCCAAGAACTCCTTCTCCAGATGCTTGTAAGTGGTGTCGCGCTAAAAGCATTTGTCCAGAGGCTTATGGCAACCAGCAAGCCGCTACAACAACGCTACAGGTAGCCTCTACCGTTGCCGTATCGACCTTATCCAATGAGGAATTAGCTTCTTTGGATGCCAAGGCCGAGGTAGTTGAGGATTTCATTGACGAGATCCGAAAGGAACTAAAGGCAAGGCTTATTGCAGGAGCGCAAATTGCTGGACTGTCCCTGTCAAAAGGACGAACATCCAGAAGTGTCTCCGATACAAATGCCGCTATCTCTGCACTTTCTGGTACTCTGTCACAAGATGCTATCTTATCTTGTGCAAAGATCAGCGTCACGGCATTGGAAAAGGCAATTGCAAAGGCAACTAACACAAAGGGCAAAGATGCAAAATCTAAACTCGACGAGGCACTTGGTTGGCTCATCGAAACAAGTGAAGGTGAACCATCCATCAAGCGTGACAAATGAACCTAATCCAGATGATCGGGCATTGTATATCCAATTCAAAGGGCGGGAATGGATCGTCCTTTATAGCAAAAACAATTTCCTCGCAACTCCAGCAGACCATAGAAGGGTCAAGGAGCAAGAGGTAAGAAATCTGTTTCAGTACCTAACCAATGAAGGATTCATTGATGGTGGTGAACCAGCAACAACAACATAAAAGCAACAAAAATGATAACAGGAAAAATTGATGTAACGAAGATCCTCAAGGAAGAACTCTACCAAGGAAAGACTGCAAAGTATCTTGATCTGGTTATGTTCCCTAACAAGGACGAACTAGGCAACGAAGTTCCCGACCAGTACGGAAACGATGGAGTGATTAAGCAGTCACTATCCAAGGAGAGTCGTGATTCGGGTAAGAAAGCCCCTATCCTTGGAAACTACAAAGTGAAGGCCGCTAGGAGCTTTGCCGACAATATCAAACCAGCACCCGCATTCAAGAATCGTCCGAAGCCTGTTGTGCAGGAAGATGACGAGGATTCAGAAATACCTTTCTAACCACAACCCAACCAGCAACCACGCACCACATGACCACTAGAAAACCACGCACAAAGAAAGTAGCACCCATCTCCCTTGAGGAGAAAGTACTTCAATTAGAGGCAGGACTTGACTTTCAGAATCGGGAGTCAACCCATCTCCTTGAGACTGTTCGGCATCACCACACAGAGATCCTTGAGATTCAAGAAAGAGTTGAGGATTTGCTGACGATTGGAAGAATTGTATTTATAGGACTTCTTCTTGGAGTCATCACTCTCATCACCATTATTTCTCTCCACAAATGATGGTTCCAAGGTATTGCTCCTGTCTGGAAGTCGCATTCCAGCAGGAGGTTCCTGTCTGGCATAACTGTGAATATATTGCCGAACGCAATAAACTCATACCAAATGCCGAGGCAGAAGCGAAAGCTATGTCTAAAACAGAAGCAGGAAAGCTGGATCAGAATAGGTTCACTTACCTTTTCTCAACATTCATGGATCGTGCGGCAATCGAAAATGGACTTGTATGAACTACTCTAGAGAAGCACATGAATACATCAATGGTGAACACATCCGTTTCCTTGGGGAGAATAATCGTATTCCCTCCTTGGAAGAAAGGGTCATGGCGGCATTCGATGCAGGGGTTAAAAGCGTCCACAGAAACAATTGGTACAATGCTTTTAGTAAGCTGAATGCCATTGCTTCAGATAAATGCAATATCAACTTTCCTAAAATCAATGAGTGACCAATTCGACTTTGACTTCTCCCCTATTGAGGAGAATCCCTTGGACGATATGGCATCCCGGTTTGACCGATTCCATGACAATAATCCCCATGTTTACAAAAACCTAGTCAACCTAGCTAGGAAGTTTCGGGAGCGTAGACCAGATGCCGTAGTTGGTATCGGAATGCTTTACGAAGTACTCCGCTGGAACTACTACATGACCACAGAATCCGAGGAGGAATACAAACTCTCCAATGATTTTCGTGCGGCATATAGTCGTTTGATTATGAGACAGGAACCAGACCTTGAAGGCATCTTCAAGTGCAAGAAATCTGCATACGATGAGACGCTTTAGGGCTAGAGGAAACACTACCCGCCGAGTGGCGGGTAAGATGAACAAGACTGAAGAGGCTTATTCAAATACTCTACAAGAAAGGAAACTCCGAGGAGAGATTCATCATTGGAGCTTTGAAACAATCACCTTAAGATTGGCAGACAGAACAACCTATACGCCAGATTTCTTTTTGATGTTACCTAACGGAGAGATCCAGTTCCATGAAGTCAAAGGTTTCTGGCATCAAGCTGGACGCATTAAAATAAAAGTAGCGGCTGAAAATCATCCTTGGTTTGACTTCCAAGCAGTACAACTCAAGAAAAAGGAGTGGGTCTATGAGCAGTTTTAATATTAATAATAAATGGTCTGTTCAACAGATTTCATTTTCTGATGTTGAGCCTTGGTTATTGAAACGCCATTATGCCAGAAGGATTCCACCTATTTCTTATGCATTTGGTGCATTTGAGGGTAATAATTTGATTGGAATTATTACATATGGAGTTCCTTTAAGCTCCACATTAAGAACTGGAATATGCGGTGAAGAATATGAACATTTAGTTCTTGAGCTTAATAGGCTTTGTTGCAGGAATGAAAAAAATATAGCAAGTAGATTAGTTTCCAACTCTATGGATTTAATTCGAAAACCAAGAATAATTGTTAGTTATGCAGATACATCACAAGGTCATGTGGGATATGTGTATCAAGCAACCAATTTTATTTATACTGGACTCACGGCAAAAATGATGGATTGGAAGGTTAGGGGTAAAGATTCTCTTCATCATTGTTCTATTGGTGATGAGTTTAGGGGACAGGAAAATAGATCCCAAAAAATGAAAGAAAAGTATGGAGACCTTCTTTACCAAGAGGAAAGATCCAGAAAGCACAGATATGTTTTTTTTATAGGAAATAAGAAAGAAAAAAAGAAAATTAAATCAGTATTGAAATACGAAATAAAACCTTATCCAAAAGGTGAAACAAAAAAATATGATTCAAGCGGGTATATTGAAACTCAAATGCTTTTAATTTCATGAACGAGGAACATTCTGATGACAAATGCCCCTGCTGTGGGCGACCATATGATGAACCAGCAGGAAAGAAGCCTAGACGCAATCTGAAAGCTATTGGAGAGGCTTTTGATGTGTTCTGGAAGGCTTATCCTAGAAAGACAGGAAAGGGGGCGGCAAGGGCGGCATGGGCCAAGAACAACCTACCTCCACTTGAGGACATCCTGGCGGCACTACGGAAGGCTATTGCCTCTCCAGATTGGCAAAGAGAACAGGGCAAGTTTATTCCTCACCCTTCCACATGGATCAATCAAGCTCGGTACGAGGATGAAGGAATGGACTATGCGGCATTAAGCCAAAGACCACAAAGACCAGTATTCAATACTCCTGTATCGAATACGGACGCACAGGCATTCAGAGAATGGATGATTGAACAGGGTTATCCAGCCCAATTTCTGGATACTCCGTTCAAGGATTGTCCTAGCCATGTTCAGCAACAATATAACAACCGAAACAAATGAGTGAAGATACGCAAACAGAATTAGAATCAGAACTACGACTCAAGATCATCTATCTTGAGGAGGTTATCAAAAAAGTTATGGAATTTAACAGTATGGGAAAGACGCTGAAGATCCATGAACTCTGTGCAACGGCATTGGAAAACATGGAGGAAACCAAATGAACCCCGACACCACACCAACACCGAGGACGGAAATCTATATTCTCGACCCTCTTCCTCCATGCGTTCCCGCTGAATTTGCTTGTGATCTAGAACGCGAACTCACAGAGAAAAACAACGAGGTCGCAAGGCTCAGGAAGCTTCTGAACCGAGCGATTGAAGCCATTCCAGATTCTCTCATGGATGAAGACGGGGGGCTTTACGAGAACACCGAACACACGAAGCTCAAAGCAGAACTGATCAAAAAAAGCAAAATATGAGCGACAACGAATGGCGAGAGCTTGGCCCTGACGAGATCCCACAAACAGGAGACCAATCGTATGACGGCAATCTTTTTGAATGGGTTCATATTAAG